TGACTGCCTCTCGCATGGCTTCTTGAAGAGTTAATAGTCTCGGCTGCTCATTCCCACACCAATCACACCAATAATGGTCATGCCTTTCTTCCATGTCAGGGCATCCACAGTTATTACAGATTGCCGATAGCTTGATTATCTCTCTCATGGCTTAAAGTATATCTTCGCTCCGCTCTTCTTATCAAAGAAAAAGAATCTTGGTACTGCAATGGTATCTAACACAGTCTCTGTTCTGATGAAGAACTTTGTCTCAGCAGTAATGCCAACTCCAGTTGTATCACTCGCCACAATAGGAATAACTCTCTGCACCTCCGCTACTGCATACACTATTTCAACTTGTGCATTAGCATCAATGGTCATCTCAGGCAATGGCTTGTATTCGGGTTGCTTCGCTTGTTGTGAAAAGCCGATCATCGGCAATGTGATTAAAATCAATGTTTTCAATACTGTTTTCATTTTAATTATTTTGTGATTAATTATTTGAATGCCATATCTTTTCATTCCAAAAGCTGACAATCAACTCTTGCAATTTGTGATCTGGCTGTTTTATAAGTTTAAAAGTGATCATTTCCATTTATTTCATGCCATAAAGTAAACAGCAGAAATAACAAGAAAACCATCATCACGAATATACGAATATCATTTATCATATCTTTTAATTTAAGTAAATGTGCCAATGTTTTTCAAATTCTTCATTGTTCAGTTCAGAATAAAACAAAATAAATCTTGTGTGATTTGGAAGCCAGAAAGAATCACGAGGCTTCCACATTTCCATTGTCAAAAAATCTATTTCTGCGTAGTCTTTGATTTTATTCATTTGTTTATCTGTTTGCTTTAACAATTCCAGCACCTTCCCTAAGGCTGATTTTTGGTTTTCGATCAATGTCATCAAATCTGACTTGTGTCCATTTTCCTGCACTCCATGATTGAGTTCCTCGCCTGTCGCAAGTCCACAGTTTACCTTCAGCGCATCGAAACAAGTTCTTTGCGTACTGGTTTACTAAAACAGCAGGAAATTTTCTGCCTTTGTAGTTTACGATGACTTCTTTATTCTGCAACATAAAAGATGTTTTGATTTTTAACAATTCTACCCTCCCAAGTATAGACGTTTGATTTATCCTTTAAGCGAGTGACTTTCTTCTCTTTGTTCAGATAGAAGAAATCCAAGTCGTTGACCACAGGAACATCTTTGATCATATCATGCAATAAATTACGCTTTTCAAGAAATTGCTCATGTCTGCCCATGATTTCATCTTGAATGCCTACTTCACAAGGAACGTTGATAAATTCAAACCTGTCTTCGATAGGTATCTTGTATTCAACTTTATTTCCATATTCATCAATCTTATTTGATGTGAGATAATAGCAGAGAACTCCTTTTTCATAGCCTGTTGCCAACATCTGACATTGTATCTGTGCAATGTAAGTTTTTGGAACATTGCTTATGTTCTTAAAAAATGATGATATGGTGTATGGACATTTTATGTCAATCACACATTGTTGATCTTCATCTGTGATGTCTGGAGTTGCCCAAAGATGGTCTTTGATGAATATCGTTTCATCTGATCTCAGACGTGAACTCGGAAATAGAGGCTTCACCACATGGTGAAATGCCTCTTCTTCGTTAAACAAACCATGCTGCATTGCAACAGTTGTCAGTTCTCGCCTGTATCCGTTGATCATTTCTTCGACCTTCTCCAAGATCAAAGATTGCGCTGTCTTAGAGTTTATGCCATCTCTGGTGAACAGTTTTCCAATTTCACTTGCACCAATGCCTCCTATCTTGTCTGTATTCATCATTGTAGCAGCATTTTCTTGGTTGTGAAAATAGTCTTGATCTCTGGATAAGTATCAATCTCTGATTTGCACTCTTTCCACGCTTCTGTCAAGTCTGCTACTGATTCGCAGCCTTCCAATTTTAGACTGACCTTCGTCAGCACATCTTTTGGAATTGCTTTCTTGATTAGCTTCGTAGATGGTGTAAATGTGCCACTTTCTTTTTGATTATTGATCGCATTTGTCACCTCTTCAGCAGAAGCGATGCCAGAACCCGGCAAGATTCCAATACCAAAAAGACCGATACATCGCCCAACTGCACTTGTTTCGCAGTTTTCAACATACGATGTCTTATTTATAAAAGAAGACGATTCTTTCTCATATGCTGTGCCTGTCGACACGACACGACCATCTTTGTCTTTGATGATCGCTTTCATAACTATTATGCCATCCTGCATTGTTACAATCTCTGTCTCAAGACTGTGATTTGGGAACTTGTTTCTAAACTCCATCACCCTTTCATCAACTGTGATGTATTCCTTGCCTTTAATATTTATGCTTTTCATGTTTAAATTGATTTATGTAAGTTAATTTTCGTCACATCGCTATCTTCTAAAATGGCAGCAGTCACCAAAGGGAATTGCATGAACATCTTGTAATTGTTTTTGGTATAATGCAGACATTCTTCTGCTCCCATCTTGGTGTATCTGATAAGACCAGCACAAAATTGATCTGTGTCAACAATCCATATTTCACCATCAACTGTAAACTCCAATGCTGTCGCTCCTGACATAGCAGTCAAAAGTCGCACAGACTGTAATTTTTCTGATATTCTGTCTATTTCTGTAATCATGTTACTTTGTTTTAAGAGTTTAAAAATATGAGCAGTTTGCGACTTGCTCAGGTCAAGCATAAAGATAAACGATTAACGCTCATGTCTCTCTTCAACATCCATTGGTTCATCATCAATCGGTTCACATGGATATTCTAAATCCCAGTTTTGTGCTTCTGGTGGTAAATATGGATTAAAGTGATTCATGTATTTGTTTGTTTTTAAGTCTAATTTATTATACTAATTTAATATATAATCCATTTACTTGCATCGTGTCTATTCTAAAAGAACTGATTGAGTCAAATTCATTTTCACAATTAAGCTCTAAAAATCCTCTTTTGCTTTCTGTTACATCTATAAAAGTATAAATACTTGAATCTTCACCTACTTGAAATTTGTCTCCTCTTTGTAATGTAATGCCTTGAATTTTCATGTCTGTTTGTTTTTACTTGTTAATTAATTACATCAACAAATATATATGTTTTTTTTATAAAAAAAAATATTTATTAAAAAAATATCAAAAAAAAACCTCCTCAAACTTGGGTGAATGAGGAGGAAAACGTGTAACATGAAAAAAATCTACTTAAAGACTCTGCAAATATATAAAATATTAATCATGTATATTTGCAAAAAAAACTTTTACAATGAAAACATTTAAAGACGAGAACGGAGAAATTCGCATCTTACAAGATTATTCAGTATCTGATCTTTTTCAACAATTCAATGATAACATCTGGCAAGGTGTAGCAAAAGAAGATCGTGCATCACTTCTACAATTAGAATTTGACAAGATGTCTCGTGATCTTGATCAACTGGGAGATCTATTGCAAAAAATTAAAAACAGATAAATATGAATAGAGAGCCATATGGTATCTTTTATGTTAGCTGGTTAGATGATAAGAATTTAAAAGCTGCTGAATTGAAACTGTTGTTGAGATTATCTAACTTAGCTGCAACAGATGGCTTTGCCTATCCTTCAAATGATTATTTAGCTGAAAAAATGGGTTGCGATCCTTGTACTATTTCAAGACATATATCCTCTCTCATTAAAAAAGGATATATCAAAGTTAAATATGAAAAAAATGGTGCATTAGTAAAGAAAAGACTAATTTTTTTAGTGCATTCTACGATTGACAAAAATATCAAGCCACGATTGACAAAAATATCAACCACGATTGACAAAAATGTCAAAGAGAATAATACAAGTATTAATATTAAAAGTATTAATATTAAGAAACCGATTGATTTATTAAAATCTGATGCTATAAAATATGAGATTTTATGCAAACAATATTTCAGTCTATTAAACCTTGATGATCTGCTCTTCAAATGTTCTAAATCAATAATTGAAAACAACAAAGATTGGCAAGAATGGAAATACAGCCAGATATACAATAGATTTGCAAAATATCTGTCTGCTTGTATGAACAATATAGCAGAAAAAGATAAAATTGAAGATACTCGAAGATATAAATGGTTTTAAAATCGCTTTTAAGCGCATTTACGTTCGATTTAAGCCACTTTTATTGCAAAGTAGTATAAATACATCAAAATAAAATTTAAACGTCTTAAAACGCAAAATATGAAGAATATCGAAAAGAGTGTCATCGGAACTCTTCTACTAAACAACAAAAAGTTTCTTGAAACAGAAAGTCTTTTGAAACCACCGCACTTCTTTGAGCGAACAAATCAAGAGATATATCGACAAATTCACAAGCAATACCAATCAAAAGAACGCATTGACTTGA